GAAATGTCAATTATGTGATTTTGAAGGTGAAGGAAAAAACTTTAGTAATCATTTGCAAAAAGTTCACAAGCTAAAAAGCAAAGAGTATACAAAGAAATATATTTGTAAAGATTATAAAGGATGTTTGAATTGTGGTAAAGAGACAAGATACGTTGCTTATACATTTAAGAAATATTGTAAAGATTGTGCAAAAGTTGGAATGTCTGAAGGGGGTAGAAAAGGTGGCAAGAATGAATCTTGGAATAAAGGAAAAACAAAAGAAACTGATTGTAGAATTAAAGGTTATTCTGGAGAAAGTAATTCTTTTTGGGGTAAGAAACATTCTGAAGAATCATTAAATAAAATGAGCTTAATAAAAAGATTAGGTGGCAAAGAAGTATTAGAGAGAATTCTAAAGAGAAATAAAGAATTTGAAATTTTGACGCCAATAGACGAATACTTCAGTAGACAAAGACAATATTTAGATTTTAAATGTAAGAAGTGTGGATTTGAATGCAAAAAAACTTTGCAAGCATTTGAAAGAGGGTCATTATGCCCTAAATGTTATCCTTTTACAAAGTCTAAAGCAGAAATTGAAATATATGAATATATTGTTAACTTGAGGATAAACGACGTTTTGTCTAATGATAGAAGTCTAATAAAACCTAAGGAAATTGATATTCTATCAAAACAGAGCAATTTCGGGATAGAATTTAATGGTTTGTACTGGCATAGTGATATTATTGATAAAACGACCAAGTACGATTTGTTAAATAAGACAAAAGAATGCAAAGAGCTAGGAGTAAAGTTAATGCACATATATTCAGATGAGTGGGAGTATAAAAAAAATATTTGTAAGAGTATGATTAAAAATAGACTTGGCTTGTGTAATAAGGTTTTTGCAAGAAAGTGCAAACTAAAACAAATAGACAAAAAAGATTTTAGTACTTTTATGAATGATAATCATATAAGTGGTAGTGTTAATAGCAGTGTAAGATTAGGGTTGTATTTTAATGAAGAGTTAATATTAGTAATTGGTTTTAGGAAGCCTAGACAAAAAAAGTGGAAAGGTTATTATGAAATAAGCAGATTTGCTACAAAATTAGATTATGTTGTTGTAGGTGGATTAAGTAAATTATTAAAATTTTTTAAGAATCAAGTATCAAGTAAGATAATGACATATGCAGACAGGCGTTTTGGTGAAGGTTTAGGTTATGAAAAAGTTGGATTTAAATACTACGGCGATTCAGGTATCGATTATTGGTATTCAGATGGTAGAAATAGATATGATAGATTTATTATAAAAACTGACGGTGGAATGACAGAAAGAGAGAAGGCTGCAGATATGGGATTATATAAAGTTTGGGGTTGTGGAAGCAATATATGGGTGCTTGATTAAATATTACGCATAGATACATATTTACTATTAAAAAAAGAAAGAAAAAAATGAAATTACCAATTTTTATAGAAAATTCAAAAATACCTGTTTGGTTAAGTAAAATAGCTCCTATTAATATAAATGCAATTACATTAGGTCCAATAGTTCTAAGTCGAGGAGTCTTATCAGAAAGAGTTAAAAGACATGAAACAATTCATTTTATGCAGTATAAAGAGCTTTTCTTTGTTGGCTTTATATTAATTTATATATTTGATTATTTGTATGCAGCGCTGATAAAGAAAAAAGGTTTTACGAGAGATGCTTATTTAGCTATTCGCTTTGAGCAAGAAGCTTATTTTAATGATGTATATGAAGATTACTTAGAAAGACGTAAAAAATATAGATGGAAAGATTATCCTTTAGGCGGAAAGAACAAATAACATATATTTATATGTGTATTATTAAAGAAAGATAAATTATTATGCCTTTTCTATATCAAGGAAAAAAGAAACAAGTAAAAGCTATAAACACTTCACCTAGCAAAGCAGAAAGAAATGCTGCTAAAGAAATAGGAATAGATCTTGCAAATAATTGGAGAGCTTATTCTAGAGAAGCAAGAGTACATATATATGTTTCAGACATGAAGGAAATGGTTAGATTCTATAATCAAATCATGGAGTTTCCTGTAGTACGTTACTGGAGATATACAGACGGTGATGGTACTATGATAGATATTGGAGGAAATATTATAGAATTATTTTCAAAGCAAAAGAGAAACTATTCAAATAAAAATTATTATGGAAATGTATCTTTATCTTTGAGAGTTAGAGATGTTTGTAAAATATATGAAAAGTTTTGCAAGAAAAACATTAATATAGGAGAGTTAGTTAAGAACGAGTGGGGTGATTCTTCATTTGAGGTAATAGATCCTGAAGGGAATAGACTTGTATTGTTTAGTCCCGATATTTCAAAAGAAAAATATTATAAAATAAGAAGAAGCTAAATGTGGTATATGTACGTTGTTCTCTGTTTTGATAATACATATTATTGTGGTATAACTACTAATCTGCAAAGAAGATTAAACCAGCACAATGGCGTGAAATCTGGAGGTGCAAAATATACAAGAAGCAGAAGGCCTTGTAAGTTAATATATCAAGAAGAGCATGCTAATAGATCTGTAGCTTCTAAGAGAGAATATGAATTTAAAAAGCTTACTAGAAAAAAGAAAGAAAATATTATTTTTCGTTAAAAAATTCTTCGCAATCTTCTTGTTCTTCAATGCAAATTAATTGATCTAATTGAGCTCCGCCTATAGAAAATTCATTTGCAGGCAATAAAATATGCTCTTGGTCTAAAACTGTTTCGTCTAATAATCCATCTGCATTTAAATTTAGATCTAAACCCATATCTAGACTTTGATCTTCTTCTACTTGTAGATCCAAACCCACATTGCTTTCTTCGTTGTCTACGCAGCTAATAAAAATAGTTGATATTAACATAAAAATATATAAACTGTTTTTTGTTTTATTCATTAAAATTCTCCTATACTGAACAATACTTCTCTAAGTATTACAATGTACTTGAAATTTTAAAATTTATACTCTTCTTTGTGGAGGTATGTAGTCTAAGCCTATGACTTTAAACACTTCTTTTTCATTTTTTGGAACAATAAATTTTTGTTTATTTTTGTCATACAAGTAGTCAAAAGAAAATAGTATGTTTTTCTTAAATCCTTCGTACATCATTTTAACGTTATGAGCAGCGCTGCCTGTCCAATAACATCTTCTAGTAGGAATAGAAGTAGGCGTACAAAAGAATATATCACATTGCATGTCTTCGTTTATAAATTGAGTAATGTTCTTATAAGACTTGCAAACTTTAGAATCTATGTTTTTTCTAATAGAGTTTCCAAATTGCCAGTTAAACTGTTCAGAAAATATTTTTTCATCTAATGGATGACTATTTATTTTTCCTACATCTTTATGACCTATAACATTTACTAATAAATCTAAGTCTCCTACTACGCTTTTTTGCCTTCTTAAAGAACCTGCTGAATATACTCCTTCAATTATAAATCCGTTATCTTCTAATACATCTTTTATTTGTTTAGAAGTCTTTTCAAATACTTTTGAAGCATATTCATGAGATTTTTTGTTGCAACCTAAAGCACTTCCTTCTGTAATGATTTTTTTGTTTTCTTTTAGGACATGATTACTCCCATCCCAAAATCCATTCATGACTTTCCAGTCAATCATTTGTATAGTGTAAAAAGATATGCTTTCTTTCATAAACTTAATATGACTTTCCATATTAAACTTATTCCAGTCTATTTTACATTTACTGCCTTCTATAACTAAATGATTAGGTTTGTAGATATAACCGTTTCTTATGATACTAAACATATAAGCGTATGAATCTTTAACGTAATTCATCTTCTTATTATCAGCATTACTAAAGCGTGTATGGTTTACAGTTTCAGATAACATAGTATCAAAAGTATAAACAAAATGATTGTACTTATAGTTTTCTGTAATATGGTCTTTTTTGACTAAGTTTTTATGAAAATCTATAATTGCAGGAGCATAAAAATCAAAAACTCTATCTACTTCAACATGATACATTACTTGTTCTAAAGCTAATTCTTCTATAGCTTTTGATAGATTGTTTTTGAAATTTTTCATTTATTTCTTAGCTCTTCTGCTTTCGTCCATTCTAATTTGACCACTCTTCTTACTTTCAATCCAATCTCTTAATGTATAAATTTTACCTGAAGCTCTTCCTCTAACACCAATAAATTCTAAATCTTCTAAAGAAACAGATTCTTCTCCAAGAGACTTAATAATTCCGCTGCTAGATAAAGCATTAATAATTCCTGCTCCATAAGACAGAGTATCTCTTGTAGAATTCAATTGATAATTTTTGCCTAATTCACTAAGCACTTGATCACCAGCAACTATTGAATAAATGTCTCCACTACTAAGGTTTGTTCTATCTACATTCCCGGGCTGCCCTCTAAGAACTTGAGAGTCTAAAATGAAATCTACATCAACTTGAGGTTCGCTATAAGTAGGATCTAATCCATCATCGTCATCTTGCTGAGTTGATAATTGTGAACCGTATCCTGATCCTGCTGAAGAATCTAGGCCTTGCTGTGAAACATAATCAGTCTCTTCAGGGTCAAAGCCAACAAATTGTGGATCTTGGTTAAAAGCATTAGGATCAGAGTATCCTCTTGCATCATCTCCATACATAAAGTCAGGAGTAACAACTTCACTAATTGTTTCTCTAATAAGCTTTCTTAGCTTGCTTTCTGTTATTCTCATTATACCCTCTTTTTTTTCATATAGTATAGTTAATTATATCTTTATACGGTAAAATAACTTCTCTGTTGTTTTTTTCAATAAAAACAATTCTTTTTTTATGCAAAGGATCATCAGCATTTAAGAATTTAGGATTTGCTATATAATATATCTGCGATGATCCAAATATGCATTTGTCTACATTAGTATAGTTATTAACAAACCAAGGCTTTAAAGTTTTGCAAAGATAAGGTTTGTCTAGCATAAAAAATATATGAGCTTTAAGCTTGCTGCCATTTAAAAACATTCCGTTAGAAAATTGGCAAACATAAGAAGTGTTATGGAAACTTTCATGTAAAGTAGATATAAATAATTCTACTACTTCTATTCGTTTTTTATCACTTCTTAAGTTAAAACCTTCTGGAACTATGAAGTTATCTACATCTAACATTATCCATCTCTTTGGATAATCTTTAACAGTATAATTTTCTTCATTAACAGTTCTTTTTACTTTGTAACCTTTTATCTTTAACTTATAAGCATAATCAGACATTTTACCTCTTATTATACAACTGTTTCTTTTGTAAGCTAATTCATTTAAAAAGTCATGCATTTCGTATATGTTTTTTATTGCTACTTCTTTAAAATCATAGTATTTAGCAAAAGTTTTTTCAACATATTCATATTCATTTTTTTCATTTAAAAACCAAGTTTTATGTTGATTTTGATTAGATTCTAATATAGTTACAAAATTTGAATATTTATATTTCATTTTATAATTTTGCCTTTTTTGTTTAATATAATGATAAATATATAATACAACAGAAAAGGAAATTATTATGCTAGATGACAAATATATTGAATTAGCTATTAAATATAAAAACCAATTAACTTATTTACTTTGCTTTTTATTCATTTGCATTTCTTTTTACGTAGGTAGGTCTACTAAAGAATGTTTGCCTAAAAGTGTTATGTGCAAAGATATCACTAGAGTTAAAGATGAATTATTTATACAATTAAAAGAAGAAAGAAAAAAAAGCGTAGAAAAAATAAGAAAAGTTATTGATGAACAACAAGCAAAGTGTAAAGTCAAAGTAAGAGAAGAAGTTGACAATACAAGAAAAAACTGTTCTAATGTTTCTTGTGAAATATGTAAATCAATACAACCACAATGTAAAAGAAGAAGAAGGAAATAATATGAGATATTTATTCTATATTTTAATTTTTTTAAATATAAACTTTTCGTATGCACAGCCCGTAAAAGAAAAATGGGATTTAACAGATAAGACATGGCAACCGTCAGAACCAATAGAATGGGTTTTTCCTGACGGGTTTTCAATGGAAACTATTTTCTTGTTTCAAGGAGTTGAATCACCATTTGACGGATTAATATTGCTAACAGATGACTGGTCTGAAATTAGAAGAATTGTTAACAATATTCAAAAAGACAAAGATAAAATAAAAAAAGAAGAAAGATTGCTTTGCGATTCTTTATTAGAAGAAAGAGACAAAAAATGCAAAGATTTAAACTTGTCTCTATTGCAAAAAATAGACTTAGTTGAAGAAAAAAATGATAATTTAAATAAACAATTTAATAGTTTAGAAGAAGATCATTTTTATCTTAAGATTTTATCTACAGTTGTTGTTTCTGGTTTAAGCACGTATATAATAATAGACAAATTAAAAAATTAAAAATAAAGTAATAATTATTTATATACAGTCACGAAAGACAATCAAAATGGAACCAAATTTAATAATATCCTTAGGTAGTTTAATAGGCCTTCTTAGCGTTTTTTATACTTGGCACAAAGATTCAAGAAAAAACTCAGAACAAATGGCAGATTTAAAGGCAAGAGTAAACTTCTTAGAACAAAAAGCAATAAATACTGACAATACGCTTCAGGAATTATTAACTTCAATTCAAGAAATAAAAGTAGCAATCGCTAAAATAGATACGAAAATTTCACAAAATAGTAATAATTAATTAAAAGGAGAAATATTATGAAGCTAACAGCTGAAAGATTGAGAAATATAATTAAAGAAGAAATGAGTTTGTATGAAGAATACAAGTTAATTAAAGAGAGTAAAAAAAGCAGTAACAGAGTTATTGAAGTTACTCCTGGTTATTTAAATAAGATTATTAAAGAAGAATATGAATACTTTAAAAAGATGACCAATTAAAAAAAAGGTGTACAAAAAAAATAGTGTGCATATAATAGTTCTGTTTTATGCAGAAAGGTAAAAAATGCAACTATCACCAGAACAAGTAAAATCAGTAAATATTCTATTAAACGCAGTACAAGTAGCTCAACGTCGAGGTGCTTTTTCATTACAAGATGCACATGTACTTCAAGAGGCTGTCGATCAATTGGTACCTCGTGAAGAGCAAGAAAGACAAGCACAAGAAGCTAGAGAAGCTGCTGATTCTCAAGAAGAAGATCAAGTAAGCAATCTACCTGTTTCTGATGAAGAAGAAGATGTAAATGTAAACTTAGGGTCTGACTGATTTTAATTTTTTATAAGTTAAGTGATATATAAAGATAAGCCCTCGTTAACATGATACCTGAATCGCCAGGGACGAGGAATCATGCGAATATTAACCTTATAAAAAAATAAAGAAAGAAGAGGTAAAATCATGGCAGTAAAAGTAGTATATGACGCAACTCGCGGATTAGTTCAAGAAAATGACTCAACAGGAGTTGGCGGATTTCAAATTAAAGACGTTTCTCTTACAGAAGGAACAGACACTGCTAATGCAACAGCAGCTGGTGTAGATATTCCTGCAGTTGGAGTAACTTTAGCATCGACAACTGGTGGTGGTGATGCAAACGGTAAAGTAAAAATTGCAAATGGAACTGTAATAGGACAGCAAAAAACAGTTATTTATTTAGCAGAGGCAGCTGCAGGTGATAATCTTCTTATTAGAACAGCTGCTGATGGTGCTTTAGCAACTCTTGATGTAGCAGGCGATGTTGCAGTATTTATATGGAGTGGTGCATCTTGGCTTTTAGTTAATCAAGCTACTTAATAGAAAGGAATAAGTAAAAATGGTTCAAGTAAATTATACTAAAGAAAAAGGTTTACAACAAAAAAGCGGATCAGGATCCTTTTCTATTGAGTCTGGAATTCCACTAGCTGGACATGTTAAAGATACAATTTCAGCTAATACAGTTGCCTTAATTGACTTTTCTGGAATTAAGCAAGCAGATGGTGCTGCAGGTGCACTAGAGTTTGACTTAGATTCAAAAGTAATTCATCTAGCTTCAGTAGGCGGCACAAAATTCTATATATACTTTACAGTTACAGATACAGGAAATACTGGCGATCCTGTAATAGCAGGAAAGACAGGCGTTCAATTTAGCAAAGCTAAAGCTGATATTAATTCTGAAGCGAAATTAGTCGATGCTTTAGTAACTTTGATTAATGATACTGGTGCGTTAAATGCAGAGTTTGAAGCAGTTAATGATGGAAACGATCACTTAAAAATTACTGCATTAAGAATGGGCAACTCAGGTACTATTGTAACAGACATTTCAGACTTTGTTGGTCTAGTTGATACAAACAATGGAGATGCTGTAGTAAATTCTACTGTTACGTTCACTCATGGTGAAGGAAGTCACTTGCTATCAACAGGAGGTATCGCTCAAGCTTCAGGTGCATTAGCAACTGCAGGTGATTCTTTTGTAGTTATTCCTAATTTAACAGAAAATGCACACTATGGTGCAAGAAAAATTGTTCATAGACCTGCTAATGGGCAAACGTTCATACTAAAAAATTCAGCCGGTGCAACGCTTCATACTTTTGATGCTGCAGGAGAAGTAGCACATCTAGTATGGAATGGAACATCTTGGCAACTTTTGTTTGGGTCTTAATTTAATAATATTTGAAAGGAAATAAAATGGCAACTAGAGCTAAAAAAACAGTAGAGGCACAAGAATCAGTAGATTTAGCACCTCTTCAAAAAGAGCTAGAATCACTTAGAAAAGAGGTAGCTGATCTTAAGAAAGAATTAAGTAAGGCTCCTAAATCAAGTGGTGGATCTTCTGCTTTAGCGCAACAGCTTGTTGACGCATTAAAAGAAATGTCAGGTCCAAATACTAAAGGCGTAAGAAATTATATTAGAAGTATTTTCAAATAAATTCTAAATATTAAACGTACTTTACATAAAGACTCCTATAATTACTAATAATAAAAGAGTGATTATAGGAGTTTTTTTATGGCTTCGTTTTTAAGTTTAGTAAATAGTGGTAATAAGCCTACACCATTTGGAATATACGATACTGATCAACATTTTCAACAAGATGCTGACGGTATAGTAACTTATGTAAAAAGAAGACTTGGCGATGACATCATGTCAGTTGAGTTAACAAACAAGCAGATATTTACATGTTTTGAAGAAGCAACATTAGAGTATTCAAAAGAAATTAATATACATCAAGCAGAATCTTATATGTCTAATTTATTAGGCATGAGTCCGGGTGGTGGTAGTGAATATCAAAAAAATAGTGAAGGAAAGTATACAGGTAAATACACAAAAGAAGGTGTAGAGTATACAGGCGTTTTAAAAGAACAAGATAAAGATAACTTAAATTTTTTAACAAGTAATGTAGTAGTAGACGGAGGAGTAGAATATACTTCTGAGCCTGTATTTAATCGTCACTCTGGCCCACATGATAAAGAATTAACTTTTCCTAGAGAAACACTTGAGTATTTATTACGTAGAACAGAGCCTTATGCTTCTGAAGCAGCTGTTGGTGGTATGATATCAACGTTAAGTGGATCAATCCCGTTAGAACAGAATAGACAAGATTATAATATATATGAAGAAATTGAAATAGCAGTTTCTGGTTCAAGTGTGCCGTTTAATTTAAGACCATATATTGCAGGAACAAATGACGATTCTATATTTAATCCAGCTAATAAGTCTGTTTCAAATGTTTCTCCTACAAAAATTAAAATTAATGAAGTATTTCACTTTTCTCCACAGGCTGCTTATAGATTTTTTGATACAACGTCATCTATAAACTACTTAAACAACCAGTTTGCTTTTGAGTCTTTTACTCCTGAAACTGTTTTTTATGTTTTACCTGTTTTTGAAGACCTATTAAGAGCAGGGCAATTAGATATATCAAATAGGGTTAGACGTAGTAATTATTCTTACAAGATTCAAGGACAAAACATAAGAATATATCCAAGGCCTACTGCAGATTCTCCTCAAAGATTATTTTTAAATTTCAGTTTCCCAGGGGATCCTTACAAACCTTCATTACCTTATGAAGATGAGTCTATAAAAGGTGTGTCTAATATATCTAATCTTCCTTTTGGAAATATTCCTTATAGAGTTTTAAATTCAATAGCAAGACAATGGATTAAACAATATACTTTAGCTTTAAGTAGAGAAATATTAGGTTTAGTTAGATCAAAATTTTCTTCTGTTCCTGTCCCAGGAAGTGATTTAACAATGAATGGTACAGATTTAGTGAGTCAAGGAAGAGAAGATCAAGAAAAGCTAATTACTGCGCTTAAAGAAAAATTAGATAATTTGACTTATCAAGCTTTAGTAGAATCAGATGCACAGCAATCTGAGAGTATGAAGACAATATTGAAAAACATACCTATTCCTAACGGAAGAGCTATTATTATAGGATAAACATGAAAGAATTAAAAAATTACATAAGAAGCGTATTACAAGAAACTATAAATTATGAAGACAGTAAATCTATAGAAACACTAATTAGTTCTTTTAAAGCTTCTTTAAAGAAAGAAGGATTTGATTTAGATGATTTAAATTTTGACCCTAGAAGAATATCTTCTTTAAGAAGTACAGAAAAAGAATTCGGAATGGGTTTTAACCCTTTTGGTGACATAAACAAAGGTAATAATTATCTTATATTTAAATTGTGTTATGAATCTTTTCTTAGAAAAGGTGATAAAGCAAAAAAAATTATTAATTTATTAAAAGGCGCAAAAGCAATTAAAGATTCTGCAGAATTGCATAACTTAAAAATATTAGGTGCTGGACTTTTTAGAATAGCTTTAGAAATACCACAGATACCTGAAGTTGTAATAAAGATAGCATTGTCACCGTCTGGAAGAGCAGATAACTTAAATGAAATAAATTTTAGTTTAGGTCAAGGAGCTGATTCTTCTAGACATAAAGAAAACTTATTTAACGTTTATTCTCATGACGATTCTGGAAGTTGGATGATAGTTGATAAAGTAAATATTTTTAGCGAGTCTCTAGATAGCAAGCCTGAAATTATTAGGGATTTAATGAGCAACCAATTCAGGAAAACAATGTCACTTTTTGATAAAATAGGTTTAACTTTTCTTTACAGACATTCAAGTAGATCAAGAGAAGCTCTTTTTGTTGAGTATATAAATTATATGCTTAATTTTAAAAGCAAAGAGTTTGATGAAATGAATAAATCACATTTTAAAAAAATCAATAAAGGCAACACAGTTATAAGAAAACTTGCTTTAAAAATAAAAAAAGCATTTGGGTTAAAAAGCAACGAAAAACAATCAGATTATATTGAAATGTCTGATGAGAATTTTAAAAATAGACTTTGCTACTTTTTAATTTCTTCTCTACGTCCTTTTAACGATAGTGTAGAAATAGATGAAGATGAAGAAGATACAGATGAAGATAAAGAAAATAAGCTAAAAGCTGTAAAGCAAAAAATTAATTTAGCTCATAATTTAGTAGATCACGTTTCAAATTTAAGCTCTTCAAGTTTTAGAGAATTATTTCAAGATTTTGGCATGCTTTATGATCAAGCAATGACATCAGGTGTAAGAGATATACATTTGTCAAATCTAGGCGTAAAAAAAGACTATGAAGGAAATTACAAGTTAATATTTACTGATCTTGACTCAGAAACATACAAGCTTCAATAATTAATTAAAAAGGAGTAAATCCATGGCAAGATTATTTGTAGGACAAAGAGAAATAGATTTTTTTTCTGATATATCAAAAGAAATAATAAAAGACGTAGCAGGACAAAAAATCTATTACTATTCTATAAGAGAAGACTTAACAGAAATTAATGAAGTCTATGAAGAATCAATGGAGAAAATATTCAATGCTCCAATTGAAATTGAATGCTTTGTCGAATGGCAACCTTCAGAAATTAAAACAACAAATTTTGGTCAAGAGCAAATAAAGCAAATAATGTTGTATATGCACCCTAGAGATCTTTTTGATAGAAATATTTCTTTTAAAGAAGGAGATTATTTTTCTTATGGCGAATATTTCTTCGAAGCAACATCAGTAATATATGATAAGATTGCTTATGGACAAGTCGAAAGAGTAACTTCAATTAAAGTAAATGGAAGACAAGCTAGAGCTGAACATATTAACTTTAATCCACTTGGACCTACAAGCGAAAACTATTTAGAAGATGATGCTATCCAAAATACTTTTGAGCAACAAAGAGGAACAGGTGAAGGAGACAAAAGACAGTTAGTAGAAGATGGAGTTCTTGAATCTCCAATTACTGGTCCTAAAAAAGTTGCACCTGACGGTTCTAAAAGATCTATAAACAAAATAGGCACATCTTTCTATGGAGATGAATAATGACTACAAGATTTGATAAAAAAGAAGAAAACATATTCTCTATAGATGCAGGTTATGAAGGTGATAATCACACTTATGACTATACAATACCTTCTTGCGGTTTAGAAGATGTTGATAAATCTGTTTTTAATTTATTTGACAGAGAAATACCTCTTTACTATACTCTAGACGGCGAAAGAAGAAAAGTACCTGTTATATTTGCTACTGGCGAAAGATTTGCTATCTTAAGAAGAAAGCAACCTATCATTGACAGAAAAGGTGCATTAATATTACCTCTTATTTCTATTAATAGAACTTCTATAGAAAATGTACCTTCAAAAGGAAGAGCTAATAATGAAATGCTTAAACATGTCATAACAAATAAGCTTTCTTCTAAAGACATGGAATATAGACAACTAAACAATCCTGAAGGATTTAAAAATGCACCTTTTAAAAATAAAGATAATCTAGAAGTAGATTCTTCTTTAAAGTCAAGATTTAAAGACAATATTATTGAAACAATCGAAATGCCTCCTGTAAAGTCATTTGGTGTAGTTTACGACATTACAGTCTGGTCATCTTTTACGTCACAAATGAATAAATTATTGGAAACAATAATAAGTGCTTACACGATTAATCCTGGGCAGCAATTTAAATTAACTACAGACAAAGGATATTGGTTTCCTGCATTTGTAGACAGTAGTTTTAGTCCTGAAACTTCTTACACAGAATTTACAGACTCAGAAAGATACATAAAGACTTCATTTACTATTAATGCAACAGGATATCTTATATTGCCTAATATTGACGGTGGAAAAAGAGGCCTTAGATCTTATATGAGTGCGCCTGAGGTTTCGTTTGAAGTCAACTCAAACTATGTAGACATCCAGCCACAAGTTAAAGGTATCCAGGATTCTTCAACTGTGCAAGGATTGTTTGATGATTTAACAACTGAAGATGATTATGTAAGTGCTAGTGGAGTTGGAGTAAATCCTCTTCAAAATAGACTTGAACTAGAAAGTTACGA